CCTCTAGTTGCTTATGACAAGTTTGGAAAATTTATAAGACTACCAAGTAGATTGATGATGGCAAATGACGCATTGATTCAAGCACCAAACTTAATAGCTGCTGCTACTTATGAAGCTTTTATGGAAGGTTACGGTCTAGGTAAAAGAGGTGATGACTTAAATAAATTTATTAAAGGTAATGTAGACGCAATCATTACTTATATATTGAATAATTCAAAAGGTGATTTACCAGATCAAATAACAGAAAGAATCTTATCAAATGCAAGACAGTTCGCTAAGTCTGTCACGTTTACACAAGATATAAGAACAGAAGATTTGTTTGGTATGGCTGCTAATCAAATTAATAAATTGGCTGCTAAAAGTCCATATTTAAGATTTTTGTTTACATTTACTAAAGCACCTACAAATATTATCAAAGAAGTAAATAGATATATACCTTTAGTTAATCAGCCTTGGATTAAAACATACCCAGACGGTTCAACAGCTAATTTAAATCTTGTTAATCGTATGGTCTTAAATGAAATGAAAAATGATTTATTAAATCCTGACCCACTTGTTCGTAATAATGCTTTAGGACAAATAAGAATTTCAATGGCATTTGGTACTCTGATATTTGGTATGGCTATGTGGGATTATCTTTTACCAAACAACGGACTTGATGATGAACCGCAAGAAGTAGTTTTATCAGGTGGTGGTCCTAATTTCTATACAAAAGAAGGTGCTGCAAAATGGATAGGATTGTATAAAGACGGTTGGCTACCTTATGCTAGAGGTGTTTTGAAGCGTGATGAAGATGGCGAAATAATATATAAGAACGGTAAACCTGTAAGAGAGTGGCACTCTTACGAAGATTTACCAGAACCTATAGTGGGATTTGTTAGGTTAATGGTTGATTTTTCTAAAGGTTCTCCTTTTGTAAGAGAAAAAGAATATCAAGAATTTACTTGTGGTTGGGCTTGTGCGTTTGCTAGAAATACTTTTAATAGAAGTTTCACTTCACAAGTAGATGAAGCTATGAAATTACTTACAGGTTTAACAGATGTAGGTGCTGAAATAGACCCAGAAGACGATATAAATTACAAACAGAAAGCTATAACAGAATTTGTAGGTAGACAGATTGCAGGTAGAACAGTGCCATATTCTAGTTTTTTAAAGAAGCTTTGGACATTACCCAAAGACATATTAGAGATAGTTGGATTCAGTGAACAAGAAGCTATAGAACTAAAAGAATCAAAAGGTGATTACAGTAAACTTAAATGGTTTATGAAAGGAGATACAAAAGTTAGAGCTGGTGATCGTGCAAGAACAGATGTAGAGATTAGTGACCCTAACTATAACAAGACCAGCATAATGATGAAGTGGTTAGAATCTAGTTTGCAGAAGATGAATGAAACAGCAATACCTATTGATATAGGTGGCATGGTTCCTAACCAAGTAGAGCATATAACAAATGACCCAATTCTTTTACCTAACAAAGGTTTAGTTCCTGATTTGTTTTCACTAGCAAAACAAAGTACAAGTAAGAATCACCCAATCTATCAGGCTTATGTATTAATAGGAAGAACATTACCAGAACCCCCAGACATAATAAGAGGTTCAAAATTTAAATTAAAGAATGATGAATTTGCACCTAAGAAATTAAATAGTTTTGAATATAATGTTTTAAAAGTTTATGTAAATACTAAGACTTTAAAGATGAACGGTAAAGATTTAAATATTAATGAAGCTATCAATGCTTATTTGTCTGGTGCTTACCTACCTCAACATTACGCATTTAATAAATCACAAATAGAAACGTATGGCTTAAGTTCCCCAGAAGGTAAATTAGCAGCAGAGTTAATATATCAAGAGCTTTATAGAATTAACAATAAATACATAACAAATGGAATACAACAATTTACTTTAGACTACATGGGTGAAAAAGAATTTAATGAAAGAAGAAATGCCAAAACAAAAATCAAAGAAAATCACTTTGAAGCTTTCACTAAAGAATTAGATAGAATGAATTTAGGAACATTTGACAATTACTAGCTATGGCTACCAATAATACACCTTCGTTTACAGACCATACTTCTAACAATACAGTTGGTCCTTATGCAGTTTCTTTTAATTATTTATCAGAAGCAGAGGTAGATGTAACTGTAGATGGTGTAGGAAAGACTTTAAACACAGACTATACGTTTCCTAGTCCAACAACAATTCAATTTACTGTTGCACCTTCTAATGGTGCTAGTATTAGATTTCAAAGAAATACAAATATCAGTGCAAAACAAGTAGATTTTCAAGATGGTAGTGTTTTAACAGAAGCAGATTTAGACGCTAATACAGATCAACTTATCTTTGCTTTGCAAGAAGCAGCAGATGACACAGCAGCAGGTATTGTACCTTTAGGAGCTAACTTAAGTGCTAGTAATAAACAAATAAAAAATGTAGCTGACCCTACTGATGCACAAGACGCTGTTACAAAAAACTTTTTAGATACACAAGCATTTATAAAAGCTGATGGTTCTGTCAATATGGCAGGTACATTAAATGCAAATTCAAATAGAATTTCTAATCTTGGTAATGGTGTTGCTGCAACTGATGCTGTTAACAAAGGACAGCTAGATGCAGGTATAGCAAACGCAAACACAGCGATTGGACAAGCGGGTGCTAGTGCTAGTGCTGCTGCTTCGTCTGCTACACAAGCTGCTGCAAGTGCGACACAGGCTGCTGCGTCTGCGGTTACTGCAACTAACGCAGCGTCTACAGCACAAAACTTATCTAGAACTTCAGTCTTTGTAGGATTTCAAAGATTAAGTAGCGGTATGTTGCGTATGGTATATAATTTAGCTAGTGATAATAATACTGTTGTTTACAAAGCACAGGATTTTATTCAAAATGGAGCAAGTCACGCTTATTTTTTAGGCGAAGATGTACTTAGTACTACAGCACCAAATGCTCCTAAATTTACACTAGCTCCCAACACTGCTGCTAATTTAACAGCAAGCTTGCAAGGACATTTAGTTCTCGACATCTAACTATGGCACAAATTGATTTAGGTAAACTCAAGTTTAATTGGAGAGGAGAGTGGCTTACGACCTCTACCTATGAAACAGATGACGTAGTTTATTACAATGGTTCTGCCTACGTTGCGGTTCAAAATAGTACTGGCTCAAACCCTGCTAGT